TTTTAACAAGGTAGCTAAATTAGTAAACGAAGTACCTGAGTCTTTCATTGCATCTCTAAAGCTAATATCCCCGCTTATAATTCTTTTAGCATACCCTAACGGTGAGTAATCAGATTCTTTCATATGATCTGCTTTATGATCACAATTAGGATCACCACATGCAGGGCAAGGTATATCTTCGTAAGCCATCTCATTCATACTTCTTCTCATTTTCATAAGTTCGTATTGTTCTGGTCTTTCTTCTCTAAGATATCTCTGCAATGATCTAAATAAAGATTTCATTTCTTCAAATAATTCTCTAGCTTTAGCGTCACTGTTAATATCTTTATTTTTTCTTAGTGTCTTTATGTCTTTAATAATATCTCCCCAATCACTAAATAACTTTTCAAATGAAGGTAGTTTTATTATCGTATGACCAATAGATCCTGTTTCAGTATTTTTTTCAGTAGCTTTAAATAAGGTAGATCCATCATTAGAAATAAAATCATGCTTACCTCCAAATTTAGGTTCACCATATCTACCAATCATTTTATCTTGCATTGACTTAGGCAAGGCATTAAACTTACGTGTATCTGCATCGGATCTTCCAGCAGGCATTTCGTTAATTGTTTCTCCAAACATTTTTTCAAACTTTTTTGTATGTTTAGACTTTTTAGTTTTAGCTCCTTTATCGCCTGGAGCATCACCGTAATCGTCATTCTTTTTAAAATGAGCGTCTCTTGCAGCTTTAGTTGACTTAGAAAGTCCTTTATGATACTTCTTAGGTTGCGTTCCAGGTCTTGATTTAATATCAGAGTCTTGAGCAACCTTAGTCTTTTCTTGCAAGATTAATTCTCGCATAAAAGCAATCATATCCGAACTTAATTTTTTCTTTGCCATTAAAATTGTAAGTTAACTCCTAGTAATATCTTACCTACTAGAGCAAGTAGTATTGAAAAGATTATCCATAGAGCTTTATTAACTCCAGTCTTCCATCTCTTAAAATCTTCTATTTCAAGTAGCTTTTGCTGAAATTCTTTATCGCCTTCTTCCATCTTTCTCCTAAATGCTGTATTTTGGTTTGTTTTAACCACTACTCCGTCTTCTGGGTTTAGTAACATATATTTTAATTCCGATACGTCATCTTTCATTTCTTTCATATCTCCTACCATAGCTTTAAGCTCGCCATTCGGCATTCCCTTCTTGATAGTAGATAATTCTTTAAGAACTGATTCTAATAATTCTTTTTGAGTCATAGTTATTTGTAATAAAAATACTTACCTAAATTTATATATAAATATACAGTTATAACTTTGAACGAAGATGTTTTAGAAAGTCATTTAAGTCTTTAACAATTTTTTCGTTATTTGCTTTAGAATTATGTTTCCATTTCTCAACTACTCCTTGTTCGGTAACAAAGCCATTAGTAGATTCTTCTAACGAATCTATTACAAAAGCCTCTAAAGATTTACCAAAACTTTCTAGATTTCCTTTCATCATTTTGTTTTCATACTCTTCGTATAAACCAGCTCTTCTTAAAGTTGCCTCATAATCAATAGTGCAGTTAAAACAAAAGCCATGAATCTTATACATCTTTTTAGAAAGGTGGTGTTTCATTGTACCACCGCATTTCGGACATGATAGAGGAACTCTTAATGCTTTTTTAGCAGCATCTAATTTAGTAACGTTTTGTTTAATACCATTCTTAATAGTCCAAGTACGTCCTCCTTCTTCCCAAACATCTCCTTCTGAGTATTTCTTTTTTGCTTTTTCATACCCTGCACCAGTAGTTGTTCTACCGGTATAGTCTTTTTGGATTATATTACGTATTCTATTTACGTCCTTATCCTTAAAATCTTTTTTTAGTAAACTATCTTTACTCATATCCTAATTCCTTTAGCCCTTGAATAGCAGGACCAATATCACCATTCTTTACTCTGAAGGCAATACCACCAGCTGCTTCCCATTCTTGAATATTTGATTTTTTATCATCAATCAAAATACTATTAGGACCAGCATAGCGTTGTTTATCAGCTGAATATGCAAATATAACTTTTGGTTTAGGAGAAAGATTGTTCTTTACCCATAAGTTTTTTCCTAATCTTGATTGATTATTTCTTGAAGGAGATGTAAGCAACGAGGGTTGATACTTCTTAATAAAGTTCCAAAGCTCTTGACCTCGTGGCATCCAGGGCATACCTACCCAAAATCCTACTCCAACATGGAAGTCAATAAACTTCCAAAATTCTTCTATACCGAATATTGCTTCGAAATCTTTAGGTTTTACTACTTTAGCAATATCTTTTAGAGGGTAGTAGTCTTTTCCTTCTTTATTTAACCTAGTACGAAATTGTGTTTCAAAATCAGTAAGTACTCCGTCCATATCACAATATATTTTATATTTAGGAGTCTCTACACGTTCCGGAAGAGGATACGCTTCTAACAAATCAATAATACTTTTTGACATAACCTTTATTTTTTAGTTTTTCTAGTACATATAATATACGAAAAAAAATTCAGAAATCCAACTTTATTTACTAAAATATTCATTTTTAACCTTATCTTCCCAGTTTCTAAATAGTATGTTACCTTCTAAGTAAGCTTCTTTTTCTAATTCTAATAACCTATCTGATTCGTTAGTATCTTGAGTAGTTATATTATTGAGTTTACCTTCTAGGTTTTGTTTATGGTGAATAAGTTCATGAGTAAAAGATCTCATTATATCTTTAGGATGTCTATCTAAAGTATATAATACTATTTCCATTTCCGTTGGGCTATAGTAAGCAGTTCTTCCAAAAAAGTCTGATGCTTGTGTTATATCCTTTTTTACCTTTACTTCAGGTATAGGTTGTATTTTCATGCCTTGATCTAATGCATACTCTATAATTGAAGCCATAAAAGGTGCAAAATTAAAATCTCCTAATGTATTCTCAATCATCGTTCCCATATAAGGAGTATAATCAAAACTTATTGGGTCTTTTAATTTTTTTGGAGTAACAATAAGATGAGGAGGTCTAATAAGTATATCAATATCATCAGTAACTAATCCTCTTAGGTAGTTATGTAATCTTACTAAAGCAGCTCTATCTGAAGACTTAACTGTACCTGACGGTCTTGCTTGTGCAGGGCTACTTCCTTCAGTTATAAACCAAGATTCAAACATACCTTCTATAGAGGCATTCATTTGTTCTGATATTATAGCGTCTTTTAGTTCTTTCATTATTTCTAAAATGTCTTTGCTATCTAGTTCTTTAGGAAAAAAATCTCTTACTTTATCTAGATTACCAGAAAGAATAGTCTTCCTAAAGTCTGATGCTCTTAATTGTCTGCCTTTTTCTACTTCACCGACCATTAATCCATCTACATTATCAACGTTCTTGTAAGTGGTTACTCTTTTAAGGTCTACAAAATCGTTTTCAGTTCTTATACCTGTTATAGCATAAAAGACATCGTTAGGATTAGCTTCAGCATATTTTTTAGCAGTAAACATAGGATTCATTTCATCTGTTCTAATCTCTACGTTACCTAAATGTTTACTATAAATATTCCAAATTTTCTCAGATAGTATTTGATCAATACCGTTTCTCTCTTTTCCTCCTATACATATAACTACTTTATCAATCTTATAGTAGTTCGATTGAGGAGCGTTAAGAACTTCCTGTCCTCTCTCAAGGTAATCATCTATGTCATACACAGAAGCATTAGCACTACCATTCAGTAACGATTGTACTAATTCAAAATGACCTCTATGTGGAGGTTTAAATGCTCCTGGGTATAATGCTATCATAGAAAGGATTGTACTTTGCTTTTTATACTACCTGCATCTGAATGCTGTAGTAGCTCGTTAAAAGTTTTATCTGAAAGCATATCGGCAATCTGTTGAATGTTTGCTAATTCACCTTGTCTTAGTTTTTCTCTTTTATCTATATTTTTCTGATATAGATTTTTTAATCTATCAACTCCATACTTACCGCTCTTATAATGGTGAGACATTTTTTCAAAATCTTTCTTAAGAGCTTTTATTGCTACTTCATCATCCTGAGGAATAGAAGTTTGTTTAATTAATTTATCAAATTCAGCTTTATCTTCAGCTCCTAATTCAAAAGGTTTTCTAAACGTAGAAGTAAATTTTTCTCTTCCTTCTTTATTCATATAGTCTTCCAAGTATGCTTCTATGCCTGAAGATCCTTTTTTAGCTGCGTTATTAAAGTCTTTAATTTGCTTATCGTATTTACCTGAGAAGTCATTTACAAATACTGTAAATTTATCTCCAAGGAGGTTTTTATAATGATTAACTAAACTATATACCTTTTGCCAAGTACTGAAGACTGCTACCTTAGGAACTTTTCTATCTATTCGATTAAAGTTAGATATAAAAGATATCATAGGATGAGTATAAACCATCACCATAAATACATCGTACCCTTTATCTAAAAGCATTTTTACTTTATCGGGGTTAGATGCTGTGGTATCCCAAATAAAAGATTCTTTTTTATCACTTGCTGCTATTACATCTTTTTCAACTTGTCCGCTGGCAGCGCTTAGATTATTATAGTAAGGATGTTTTTCGTCTTCAACATACGTATCTGGGTTATAATTTTTAAGTGTATTAATGTCTAACTGGTTTAGTAGGTACGTTTTACCAGCACCTGCTGAACCTGCCATAACAACAGCCTTAGGTTTCCCCTCTTGTTCAAACAATATGTCTTTAATTTTAATCATTATTTTTTCTTCTTACACCTCTAGAAGATCCTCCGCTAGAATTATTACCTCTATTATTATTATAATTAGTCCTTGGCTTAACTACTCCATTATTGGTATCGGGTCTATTTTCGTTATAAATTCTTATAGGTCTAGTATTAGAATTAGGTACAGTAGGTTTAGTATTTATACGAGGAGGTTTAATTACGTTTGTCCCGTCTGCAGGAACAGTAATAACATCTACGTTTATTCCTCTACCTCTTAAGTTTCTAATAATCTGATTTGTTGGATTATTATAGTTTCTATTTCTTTTATTAGTATCTTGTTCTATGTTAGAATTTAAACTACCTCTTCTTCCATTTATGTACGCATAAGTATTTCTCCTTCCGTAATTATAGTTGTTACTGTATGTTGGATCTATATAGTGAGAGTAGCCCCAATGTTGATTTATATACCATCCAAAAGGTTGACTATAATAAAAGCCATAGTACCTATGGTGTCGAACACCTGGAGGGTGCCAATAATCGAACCAGGGGTATGTTGGTTCTGGAGTCCAAAAGTTAGATCCATATAAGTACTCCCAGTTATACATATATAATTGATGTGCGCTAGACCAACCACGTCTCCATACTCTATTATCCCAGTAGTGGTTTCTCCACCAGGTATAGTCTTGGTTTAATGCAAATCTTTTCCAGTTGTTAGCAAATTTCCAATCTCTTTGAAACTTCCATCTAAGCTTTGATACAGAGTTAATTGTATCTATTTTTATCGACTGGGAGTAAATACCATCGGAATATCCAGAATGGTTGAGCGTACTGTATTGAAATGCTACTCCACAGCTACTTAGTACGAGTGTAACAATTAATAAAAGTACTAGTTTTCTCATATTATAGCTTTAATACTGTTGGGTATTTATTATAAATAGGTTCAACTGTAGGGTTCTCTAAATTATATAGTTCGTAAATACTCTTAAATAATTTAAAGTTTTTATCTATATCATCAATTGGAAGTACCTTCCAGCCTTTGCCTTGCATTGTCTTTCCATTCTTAGCAGGTCCCCTTGAATGTGCTTTTAGCCATACAATACCTGTCCTATCAATCTTAATACCTTTACACTCTTCTAAAGCTACTGCGTATGAAGCTAATTGTAAATCATAAGATTTATGTATACTATTAGATGTTTTTATATCTAACAACCAAGTCTCTCCTTCTATCTTACAGACTATATCTGCGGTACCGGCGTACTTATGTTTGTCAGAGTATACAAATGATTCTAATGCAACTGGTTCTGGATTGTAAGTGGTCCAAAAGTTATAAAATTTTAAAATCATTTCCCATACTAGTTGAGAATACTTTGCATTACCGTAGTCATCCATCCAGGATATTTCTTCTCCTCGGATTAGTCTTTCAGCAGCTTCATGAACTTGTGTTCCTTCTTTACCTGCTTTTCTCATTATTAGATCGGCGTTATGCCCAACGTCTTTGAGCCATGACTCGAAAAACTTATTTTTGGGCATATACTGGAGTATAGTAGTTACGGACGGGTAATATACTCCTTCCGATCGTTTATAGACCCTACGGTCTAAAAAATTTATTTGCTTAAGCTCTGCATTAAATTCTAACCTGTTTTTAGCATCCTGCTTTAGGATGTTTGTTCCTTGCTTTATCATATAGCTAATTTGTGTTGCATAAGAGAAACTAAATTAATCTCTTCTGCTTGTTGTATAAGTCGAGTGAACGTTCTAAAGCCCATCTCGCTAGGATCTTTTTCTTGTAAGTCAATAAGGTAGACCCTCTTACCTAGGTTTAAAAATTGCTCACAATATCTTAGTGCTTGTTTAAAAGCATCTTTATCGAGAGCGATGTAAATATCATTTGCTGGGGATTTGATTATTTTTTTAAGTAGTGTATTAGAAATGGACTTACCCAGTATTGGTACAGCATTTCTACGAATTGCTATTGCATCAAAGACGCCTTCGCATAAAATTATAGGTTGATTCCAGTTAATTAGATTTTCAAAGAATATAATATCTTTAGATGCTTCTGGATTTCTATATTTATAGTAATCGTTTTCATAAGTTCTTGCTACGAAGAAATTAAGTTGGTTTGACTCATTAAAAGAAGGCAAAATAATTCTTCCTCTAAAATCTCCAGTTGTGCAGTATCCAACGTTATATTTAAGTAAATCATTAGGGGTAAATCCTCTGTCATGTAAATAGCGTTTTATTTTGTTGGCTATTATTGATTCATTAGAAGCAGAGGATAGTAGTTGAAATTCTTTCGGTAGTTCTAATTTACCAACCTGTCTATATTCATAATTATCTCCTTTTTTAACATACTTGAGTATTTCAAGTGCTGTCTCTTTTGGAGTATTAAGTTGGTATAGTAAAGATTTTATTGTACGTCCACGTGTTTGACATACCCAACATTCCCATGGATTTTCTCCTTTTTCGTTAGAAGCAAAGTTTATCTCTAACTTAGGTTTGTGGTGATTGCAGAAAGGGCAATGAAAGGCGTGATTTTCTCTTGCTTTCTTTTGGCTTTTGCCAAGTATATTTTCAACTGCTCCTAATAAGAAACTATAATCCATAGGTGTCCGTAACTAGTAATATAATAAGATAAGAAAAATATTTTAAACTTCCAACTAAACGTCGGTCATTTTCATCTTACCATTCTTAGGATCAATCATAAAGTTATCTTGTCTGATATCTAATTCTTCAGGATCTATTCCTAATTTCTGTGCTTCTCTTTCTAAGTTATCTAAAAATTCTTCAGTAGGTTCTGTTCTTGAAGGAGCCATAACATCCATTATTATTACGCCTAACTTTTGAGCAGATCTTAAAACGTCGTGTATTCTTACAAAGTAATTTGTTTTTTTACCTTTTAGAACTTCTGCATGATCTAATTCTATCTCATCAGTAGTAACTTTTACTGCTCTACCGTTTAATAGAAACACTGAACCGTAGTCTCCTGAGTCAATATAAGTACCGCCTGCATCCTTAATCTTATCGACTGCAGAACTAAATTCTGGATCATATTGTAATGGTCCTTCTGATAAAACTCTTAATAGTTTCATGACTGTAATAATTTACAATAAATAGCTATATAGTAGAGGTTCCGCTAAGTTTATCCAGAGATTTAAAGATTATTCTTTTCCAGAAACCTTCTGCGGTCGTTTCAGTTTCAAAAGGTCTACCAATAGTATATTCAAGCTCATACGGTTCGATATCGTCTACGTACTGTAAGATATCTGGGTTTACATACTCGTAATCTTTTCCATGAATTCTTTTGTTATTGTGTCTAGTTTTAGGTAGTACTTGAGTAGAGGATTTGAATACATTACGTAGATCATCTTCAGGAAGAGATGAATCTCCAAAAAACTTATGAGTAATAAACCCATATTGAGTTATAAGAGTTTTACTAGAGCAAAACGTTTTACGTAACGTTAATGCATGATAATCTAAAAAAGTATCAGCAGCTAGTCTTATTTGTTTAAGTTCTTTGAGTAAGTATTTAGCTGTGTAAGCATCTAATGCATATGCTTGTGCTCCTAGAAAAGTAAATTTTTGCGGTATCCTAAATTCTTTTTCATAGTATATGCTAGGTATATTTTCTTCTGTCGATGGACCTCTACCCCAAAAGAAACAATCGTAAGTTGAACGTTTAAGTTGTTTTATTAATCTATCAAATGTACCGTTTTGTATATCATCAAATAATGCTTGACTAGGTCTAGCGTCATCTTCCATAATTAGTACATGACCTGGTTTGCTTGAATCTTTTATCTTTTGGTAAACCTTTTTATGAGATAAAGCTACAGCAACAATAGTTTTTGATATATTAGCAGTAGGGTCTATGAAGTCTACTAAGGTTCCATCTTCAATAAGTTTATCGTAGTCTAAGTCACTAGCCATAACTGCCTGTACATACTCAAATTGAAAATCATTGAATATGCTCCATGCTTCTTCAAATGCTCTCTGTCTTACAGGATTCCCCATATCAGAGATAACATATACTTGAATGCAGGCGAAGTTATGAGATTTTAAGCCTACACCTGTGTGTGGTATATAATCCATACTATCTCCCTTGACCGCGATATGCTTTTTTATAATTCCTTGAATTTTTACCTTTAGATGATTTAGACTTAGCGTGTACGCCAGGTCTTTTTTTAGAAACTTTCTTTAAAAGCGTAGATCCAAAACCTCCCTTTGCCATAATTTAATGTTTAATAACTTTAACTTTTATATCTTCCTTACCTACTATAATTCTATGATAAGTATCTTTAGGTATAAATATCGGCTTATCTAATTTAGCTGGTATTTTATTATCTATTTGATAATGCCAAGTAAAGTTATTTAGAGGCACAATAGTCCTGTCTTCAGGATCTCTATGCCATACTAAATCCTCTTCTGTAAGAGTTGCGCTAAATGATCTGATTTCACCTTCTTCTAAATAAGGTCTACCAGTATCCTGAGAAGTTTCTTTTTCCACCTAATGATTTCCAATAACGTCCAATATTACAACTCCAATAGCCAGGAGTTGTTCTATCTTTTTTCTGAGCACATTTATGTCTTGCAGCAAAGGATGCTCTTGCTCCTGGTTGATCTATCTTAACAGATAAGTTTCCACTATCACCAAAATTAACTTTAACTACATTACCTTTTTTATTCTTTACATAAACGTAAAACTTTTTAGGTCCTGTGCTTCTTTTTGGTTTATTAAGATCAACATCTCTACCTCTGTATTCAGCTTCTTCTAATGGTAATACAATATAGTCACCATCTCTATGTTGCTTAACACTTACCATTCTATCAAGTAGGTCTACGATTTCATCTTCAGTAAATCCTAAAGGTATTAATGCTTTTACTAATGGCTCTAATCCTGCAGCACCTCCTTCTTTAGAAAGTACTTGTTTTATAACATCCATTCCCTTAAGAAGATTTTCATCTGAAGGCTCTTCATATACCATAGGTAAATCTAAAGGTACTCTTTCTTCATTGTAGTCTCCGTACTCTCCTATATCAGTATGTTCTATAAGATATAGATCATCGTCATTTAGTTGTAATTTTTTGTCTCTCCATTGCTCTCTTGCTTCCTTGAATAGTTGTATAAAGGAGGTAGAGCTATAACGGTAGACGTTATCATACAACGTTAGACCTTCATCTAAATGATACTGTAATGATGGTACTCCTGTAAGCTCTTGTAGTTTAATCATCATCTTTCATTTCTGGGTGAAATAAAAGTGTTATAACCTTAGCATCTTTAGAAACAGACTTTCCATCTATCTCTACTTCAATAGGCATTGCTTTGAACTTATCTGCCCAATATGCTATTTCGTAACTTTTATCTTTTTTACTAGTAACAAGTAAACCTCTATTGTACTTGTCTTCTTCTGCTTGTAGTACTACCTGTTTGTCAACGGGTAAGATTATATCCCCCATTAACTTAACACCACTTGTATCGTACTCAGTTTTCTCCTCTTTGAGAATAATATCTTTTAGTTTCATGGCTGTTCTTTCTTTTGTACTTAAACCATAGCGTCTTTGTAAGACAGCTAGCGAGCTCCCATAAGCCTATTACTAACAAATATTCTAACACTATGTTCATATGATATAAATAGGTAGTGTTTATCGAGATCTACTTATTTAATTCTTTTAAGAAATCTTTTCTATAAAACTTTCCTAAAATATTATCGTTAATATAATTACTTTGTCTATTCTCTAATACTCCGTGTTTAAATAGTTCTTTTGCTTCGAAGTATGTAAGTAATTTTTTATTAGGTACAAATGCAAGTATTCTTTTTTCCCACTTCATAGGATCTGTAGTCTTAACTAACTCTAAAATATCTTTATGTGAACCGTAATAATCTTTCCAGTCTGATTCTGTTACTACTTTTTGTTTGAGAGGAACTCTTCCTCCTATCCCTTTTGCTTTTCTCTCTTCTCTTAATGCTTCAAGAGCTCGTTTACCCAATCTCTTATTACGTTCAAAGTATAATACTTTCTTTCCAATATATCTCATTCCAGATGGCTGATGGTATACTTCATATATAAATCCGTAAGTCCCTTCAGGCATATCAGAAATCTCAGTAATTAACTTCCCGTTGTGAGACCAGGAAGGTAAAGTCGGCATGTTCATAGGTATTCGTTTTGGTCGCTAGATTTTGCTTTTAAGCTCATCTATTTGTGACTGCTGATCTTTGATCGCTTCTATCAATAACGCGACAATTTTTTCATAACGTACTGCTTTATAGCCATCGTCTCTTGTAGCGACTAACTCAGGTAATATCTTTTCGATATCTTGAGCTATTACTCCAATATCATGGCCGGTATGTTCTGATTGGTTATTCCAGTCAAAACTTACTCCTTTTATTTGTTTTACTTTATCAATAGGTTGAGGTATTAACTCAATATTATCTTTTAATCTTTCATCAGAAGAAGCATATGCTATTATGTCTCCTGTTGCTTCTATACTTCCTGTTACAACAAGGCTACCTGTTATATCTACTCCACCGTGGAAGTTATGAGTATCGTCTATACTATCTCCAAATTGAGTAGAGCCTGATTCAAAAATTACAGATGAAGTTACAAACTCAGTATGGAACTCTTGTGCTACAATAGTACCATCGACTTCTAACTTACCTGCTATAGATGCTGTAGTACCTGCTTCTGAGTATAAATTAAGCGTAGTACCACCACTACTAGGAACTGTTATTGTTTCAGTAGTTCCATCTCCTTGAGTAAATTCTATATCGTTACCGCTTATAGAAGAAGATATGTAGAATGAACCTGTGTTAATATTAACTGCTTGACCTGATCCTCCGACGGCACTAGATCCTGTTCTAAATAATTGACCAGATTGATCGATTAATATTACGTCTGTTGGATTAGATGTACCATAAGAAGCTGATACAAAAGTTGCTCCACTAGAACTTAAGTAAGTAGTTATAACATTAGTAGCATTTAACTGCCCTGCAATACCTGAAGGAGCTTCGTTTAGACCTAAACAGTGTGCCTGTAAATGAGAACCAAATGATCCTGAACCATTTACTCTTAGAGATCCTGATACGATTACTCCATCTGTTGCTGTTTCGAACTTCTTAACATCATCATAATAAAGTTCAATAGGACCGTCTTTAGTAAACTTAGCAAATGTTTCGCCTAACTCACCAGACTTAATCTCTACTTCGTTATTAGATTGTATTATTAAATCACCGGTGGTGCTGCCTTCTTGTATAATAGAATTACCGCTGATAGGTCTATATATTTCAAAATCAGGTGCTAATATAAGTCTACCTGTTTGAGAAATAGTAACATTGTCTTTAAAGTTTGCTGAACCAGTAACGGTTAAACTACCGGTAATTAATGCTGAACCTGAATAAGGAAATGTAATACCTAGTCCATAAGTATTAGATGGATTAGCACTTGCAGATGAGAATAAAGTAAGCGTGGCAGAACCATCACTTGTAACACCGCTTATAGATGATGAGTGTATTAACTGCTTAAAGTTATCATCCATTTCGGTGTGCGTTAATGCACTACCTTTTATTGATCTTAATTTAATCTCTACTGACATTATTTATTATTTTCTAAGTTGTCAATTCGTTTCGTTAATGACTTAACCGCTTCTAACAATACGCTGACTACTGAGTTATAATTTAAACCTAATCTGCCGTCTGGTCCTTCTTTTACCGCTTCTGGTAAAACTTCTCTTACTTCTTGAGCTATAAGTCCAACTTCTCTACTATCTTCTTTATCATAAGAATAGCCAGTTAATGAAGAAATAATTTCAGTAACATTACCTAATGGATTAATGTTTGCTTTCATAGTTACATCTGATAATGCTAATACGTTACCTGATGCAAATATAGAACCTGATACTTGAAGTTTATGAGCTGAAGAACTTATTTGTGCTAAGTTGTACCCTCCTAGACCAACATTTCCGGAACCGCTTTCGTATAAGTAATCGTTTGCTCCTCCTTGCTTGTTGGATTGACTAACGTATTGAATTGCTCCAATATCACCGTCTGGTAAGTTAAAATCGTTAAAGTCTATTTCGTGTGCTGATTCACTTACCGGAACATTATTTGATATTGGGAAGTGAAACTTTAAAACCGATCCAGATATAGAACTAGACGCATACAGATTACCAAAGTTAGTATCTAATTCTGAATAGCTTAATGCTTGTCCTTTATCTGCTCTAAATGTTATAGCCATTATATATCTATTTTTACTACTACTGTCATGTCAGTTTTGTTACTCTTAGGAACTGGTTGTCCTAATTTCGCTACTGCTAATAATTCGTTTGCGTCGTTGTATAATCCGACTGTTGTTATGTACGGCTCAAAAGCACTACCGGTTATGTTGGTTGCTTTGTGTCCGTTTGAACCACTTGCTGCTGATGGATTCAAGCTGTGGTTTAACTCAGAGTCTTTAATTTTACAATGAACGTTATATGTATAAATAGGTTGGTTAGATTTCCATCTTAGTACTGGCCTTAAATATGTACTGTAATAAGGCGCAACATTAGTATCAGTAATAACTAACTGTCCATGTGTATAAATAGCTTGTCCTAATGTACTTTGAGAAACTGCGCAGGTATCTGCTAAAGATCTTGAATAAACTAGGTTACCTTCACCATCGTCTAGTAATGCAGTAGTGTGTTGTTGTACTACTTCGTCTGGTATAATATATTGATTTAGTGCTTCATCTACATAGTTACTTTCACTTACTATATAATCTCCTGGTTGACAATTAATAGTTTCAGAAGAACCAAATACTGTATGTATTGATTCTACGTATTGAACTTCTCCTGATAAAGCATCATATGCAAACTCATCAGTCTCATTTGTATCGTCTACATAAGCTCCGTAACTTGATAAATCATCTGAGGAAGAATAATAAACGTAGTTGTCTATATCTTCTTTCATTACATCTAGCTCTACCGTTCCAGGTTCTAAATGCGTACCAAATACTTTTCTAGGGATACCAAAGACTCCTATTTCGTGTTGTAGATTTTTATGTCCAACTTGATAAGAGGATTGTTCATAGTTGTCGTAGTAAGAGCTTGAATGAACTAAAGATTCTGAGAAATGATTAGAATAATATAAGTGCTTAATTTGTTGATAAACTAGCTGTCTGTAGAACCCATCATCTAAATCATTTGGATGAGGATAGTAAACATTACTACCTGAGCTATCAGTGCCTATATTAGTACTAACACCTCTAAGGTTTTTAATGCCATAAGTATCTAGTAAACTACCGCTTGCCTTCCAGGATTTACGGGCAGTATACGAACTTACATATACGTCTTGCTTGTTTAACTTTTTGTAGGCGCTCATTCATTAATAATCAAGCTTGATCCTAACTAGTGCTTCTTTCGTAAAATCTTTTAATAAAGGTTTAGATAGTTTTGCAACTGCTAGAAGATCATTGTTATCGTTATATAATCCCACTGCTCCAACATATGCTTGAGGTGTGTCAATCATAGACGTGTGTCTTAGCTCTCCTGAACCTGTTATCATTGATGGATTAGTTGAGTAATTAAATTCGGCATTTCTAGCTCTAACGAAAATAAAATTAGATGAAATAGTTTCTTCAGAGTTTAGTTTAAATCCTCCTCCATTACTACCACCTAATTGAATCGCTTCAACTATTTTTCTATTGTTATTATCGTTTTGATTAGTATTTTCGTCAGTACCTAAATTAATACCTCCTGATACAGGGGTAGCTATGTTTAGTATATCTGCGTTTAATAATATTACGCCGATGTCTGGTAATACTTTACCAAAGGAACCATTACCTACTGGGTTATTATAAGGTCCTTGATTGGAACCTGAATATACAGTTCCTAGTGAACCTGATACTAATTCAAATACTCTACCTGCATCTACGAAAGTTGTAGTAGCAACAATTTGACTATCATCAGTTAAAGTAACTTCTCCTCCTGATCCAGAAAGAACTAATTCTAATGAACCTGGTAATAATTTTTCTTTAAATCTAGCTCTATCGATTGATATAGCATAGAAGTGTTTTGAGGTAACACCACCAAAAGTAAATTCAGCTTCTTCATCTCCTAGTACTAAGTTACGATACTGTCCATAAATTGTTGATGTAGGAGAATAACCTGCTATACTGGAGTTATAATATAATGAACCTGATCCGTCTTTATGACCGTACGCTACAGAAAACTGTACTGCTGCTGTTTGGTCTGCGGATGCTGTTTGGTATACCTGTAAGTAGTATCTACCTGTAGTACCATTTTCTTGTGTTGAAGAAGTTACAAAGTTAGTAAGCTGTATTTCATTATTAGACCATACAGGTCCGGCAACTGACTCAGCACTTACTACAATATCTTCTTCATCAAATCTTTTAAATGACATATCTTTTAGTTATTTGATGTTTTAGTAATTTTAATTGGTACAGTAATTCTAGCTCCACTATCTCTACCAATAACTGTTACAGTTGTTTGGATAAAGCTATTAGTAGAATCTCCAAATAATGTATTTACTGTTGTTGCAGTAATATTAATTGAAGTACCAATTACTGTTTTTGAAATGTTAGTACCTACTGTTGTAGATGTATTTAACTTTTCTGCTTCATCTGTGTTAATACCTACACCTGTAAATGAATTAGCTACTCTTGCATCAGCAATAACAGCAGTATAACCATTTGCTTCGAATGTAGAAGTTGCTCCTAGATAGTTTAGTGTCTGTGGAGTAATTGCTAATGAAGCGCCTTGCTTAAGGTCAATTGTTGAATAACCAACATCTAGTACTGGAAGTATTGATGTACCTCTAGGTAGTGTTGTTAGCTTATACTTCATGATTTGAGTTTCATCAGAGAATGCTTCTAATAAAGGCATGTTCTCGATTGCTTCTCCGTAAAATGCAGAACCTGATTGATGATTAGGGTTATACAAAGTGTAGTCTATCTCATCGTCAGACAACGCAAATTGAGAGATCTTAAAAGATCCGTCTCCTCGTGCTAATAGTTCACGTCCTTTCTTTGTTAAGATTGCGTCTACCGTGACTACTGAATTATTTAAATATCCCATTTGTGATCTATTTTATTATAAATATATATGATTATTGTTTTCTGTTTTTTTAATTTTAATATCTTCTTATTACATACCCGTCTATATGAGTTCTTACCCCTGCCCATGATGCAGTACTAGCATTTTCATTATTAGGCGGTGTAATAAATACTATCGATTTGTTAGCTACTTTAGATATATTGTTACCTTCATCAGCATACACTGTGTCACCCGTGGTGGGCACTCCAATATCACTTGCATAAGATGCTGATCCTCCAGTAGCTTGTTGGTACGAAGTAGCAGGATTATAATATAATCTCTGTATGTCTCCTCTTTCTTCTAATGTCTGTGCTTGTATAGTTGAAAATGAACTTGAAAAAGAATGAGTAGTAGCTAAAAATTCTATAAGGTTTAATGCTGTTACTGTTCCATCAGCATTGGAAGGAATGTATCCAGGAGTAGTTACATACGACGAAGTATAATTTGATCCATCATATCTGCTTCTTCTAAGTCCTATAGATGTATAATTACTATCAGGCACAGCAGCTGGTCTTGCGGAACCAGATCTTATTAAATCTAGGTTTGGAGGATACGATCCACTTACTACCGTAGGTTTTAAAGTCTCTCTTCTTGCTTCCATTAAGTGTTGAGATCTTCTTAAAACTGTTGCATTATTTTGTAATGGATTCTCATCTGCTTGATTAAATGTACCATCTACGTAAGAGTTAAATATAAATAAAGACTCTGATTGAGGTCCTTGAGCACTTGCAGTTGATCCGTAAGTGTACATAGAGCTTGTTACGCCTGCTACATTCATTGATTGAGACCATAGAGGTACTCCATTAGTTTTAAAAGGAGCAATTTGAGATGTTGCTAGAGGATTAAGTATTCTAGCATTTTGTACTTTATAGTAGACCCAGCTTGATTGTTGCTGAGTAGATAAAACATCTGCTCTTACTTGATTAGTAGGTAGATTTGAATTTTGACTATTAGGGTTAGGTGAAGGTATATTAAATGTAATAGTGTTTACATTCGTTGAAGTAGCACTAACATCAATGTTATTTAAAGAGTTAAACGGTACACTCATCCCTATAATATTATGAATAGTAAACTCTAATTCATCAGGGTCACTATATAGCGGGTATTCAGTATTTTCTGCTTCAGGTCGACTCGTATCTAAACTCTGATCATAGAACACCAAACAAGTACCGTTACCGTAGTTTACAGGGTTGATTGTTAAAAATTCTGATTCTGTCATATCTGATTAGTTTGTGTTCTGATTGTCGTAATCATCTTTTGCTAATTCATCATTTACATTATTGTGTACTAAAATTCCTTCTGCAAAATAGTTGTCAACGTCTTCTACGTCTGGATCTGCTACTTGTATGTCTTCAAATATTTCTTCTATTGAATCTATATTTATCCATTCGTAACTTGAGTTAAATATTTTATCTCCTACAACCATATCTCTTGTAGCTTCCCAAGAAACTTTATCTCCTCTTTTTATAAGAATTGCATGTTCATTGGTTACTTTTAAAGTATCATTAAATAAATAGTACTTATGGTAAGTACTTAAGTTATTACTCTTAACTTCTGCTATAGTAGGTTCACCATTAAATAATAATGTTCCCCATCCGTACCAATTATCATCTGGTCCTAATCCTTCTATGTCATAAGCTTTTACTAGATCTCCTGCTACTAAATCTTCTACATTTTTAGTTTGCCCAGTTGCCATTAATACTTTAGTACCGTATACTAAACATCCACTACCGGTTCCGCCTCCTGGTGATGGTATTGATGTAGTTGGTGTCGGAGTACTTCCGGGTGCGGGTGCAAGTGCGATAGGTACGCCAATCGTTGGTACTGTTGTTACACTTGGTGTTGGTGATGGTTTAGTACTAGGTACGCTAATCGATGGTGCTGGTGTTTGTACTGGTGTCGGAGAAACAGTAGATGGTGTAGGAGTCAAGTTGAAAAGTGTTGCTGTGAACGTTACGTTACAGAAGTTAACTAATGGTTGTGCACTTGATAAAGCAACTACTTGGTAAAATATATTAGGCTGTCCAATAGTCTTAACAGTATTTTCATCATTTAATTCACCTGTTGATATGCTTAATACGCTCCCACTAAATTCTCCATCATAAGTTGGTCTTCTTCCAGCATGGTAGTCATAAGCTACTGATCCAGAAATAGTTGTTACTTGTTCTGTCCAACCTACTTTATAGTTACTTTGTCCACCAAAACTTCCTCCATCTGAGCCAGAGGTTTCATGTATTGGTATCGATCCTGTGTACTTAGGTAGAGTAGCAGAACCGGATACTTGTTTAGCTTTACTTTTATCAAGCAAGTGAGATTTAAGTACTATACCTGCATTTAGATTAGATCTTGCTGGTATAAAATCTCTTACTATTCTAAAGATAGAATTATCAAAGAATTTAATAAGTCTTATGAAGTCTCTCGTATCGTATCGATCTACATTACCTAATATATCTTCTGATAAAGTCTCTAGGGTAGAGTAGGTTTTTTCAAACTCTTCTCTAGGATCTCCTACATATTCATCATAATCAAATCCAAAAGGTAGATTAGATTTTATGTAGTTATTAATATTATCAGCGAATGATACCCCTATTTCTATTGTATGTACATCTTGAGCAAATTTATCCGGCTCTCTTAATACAAAAGTTTGGTTAGATAATACACTAGAGGTGTTCGGAGTATTAGCTTTCGGAACATATAGTTCGTGAGCTGATAAGCTTCCTGTATTATCTAATCTAATCTTATCAAGGGAAGAAGTATATTCCTGAGTAGAACTCAAGAAAGGGTCTCCATCCACGTTACCGCCTCCAAACATTTTAATTGATAGCATCTCTGAGGGTATACCGAAGCAGTTAATTAACGCTCGAAGCGCTCTTTCGGTACCCTTCCCTTTGGATAAGATGGGTAAGTTGTGGTATATTCTCTTATATACTTCTTTTTGATAAGTATCCATTGGCATCGGCTGTAAGTGTTGACTTGCCGATCCTGTTGTAATTTGACTATAGTTGTTTATTTGTTCACTTCCAGAAGCATAAGGTGCTCCAGTAAACATAGCGAATATTTCTCCTAAGTTAAAGTTACTGTTATATAATTTAACGCCCATC